TGATTCAATAGAGCTAATAGAAACTCCCATTAAATTTTGATTAGCACTTACATTAATGGAATTTTCTATGGTTAAATTTGTAGCACTTAAGCTAGAGGACATAAATCCACTAGGGATTGTATCTCCTGAAGAGAATTCAGCTATAGCACTAGGATCTCCATTATTTTTAGCTAAATAAAGAGGGATTTGCTCTGCCAATTAGGAACCCCCTTTACATACTGAAGCTTCAGCAAAATTTGCAGTAGAAGAAAATGCTTCATTTACATCTTGTCTAACTCTCATTTTCATAAGAGGCCCTAATGTAGAATCAGCAGCTAAAGTGGCTACCATTGAAGCTAAAGAAGCTACAGCAGCAACTTGTCCTAATTGAGTTCCATCAGGATCCCATAATCTAATTACCCATCGAGGAGAGGAATTTAATCTATTAAGAGTAACTCTATACTTATTTCCTTTAGGTCCTCCTAGACTTCCTACTAGAAGGAATGTAGCTGCTGTTCTTCCATTAGCTGCTTTAAAAATTACACTAGCATTAGAAGAAGGCACCCTTTGTCTTGCATTTTTAACTCCTCCACCTACTTTAAGGGGAGAAAATGGATTGTAAGCCATTTAATCTCCTTTAGGTCTTAAGTTATCTCTTAAATCATTACCGTGCTGCACTTCTCCATAATTAATTAAATATCTGGTGGGTCCAACAGTATCTTGAGAAATATAAAGAGTATCTGCTCTATCTGCATCTGAAAGTACAAACTCTACTACTCCTTTAAGGTCGGGAGCTACTGCTCCAACTGAACCACTAGTAAATCCTTCTAAGGTTACGGCAGGAACAACATATCCATCATCAACCGCAGAAACTTGAATACTTGATAAACTTACGGAAAAGAAACCATCCCCTTGTCCAGAAGACTCTACTGAAATATAATTACATTTAAGAGGAGTTCCTGCTGAATCAGCTAACGTAATTGCACTAGTATCAGTGCTTGCGATATTAGCAACTATACTATATGGTCTAAAATATTGTCTCATTTTTCTTCCTCTTTAGAATCTTTCTTTTTCTTCTTTTTGGAGTCTTTCTTATCAGAAGAATCTTCCTCTGAATCTTTAGCCCCAAGTTCTGCTGCAATTTCAGCTACCATACTTTCTAGCTCTGCTAAATCACCCAAAACTTGTTCTTGTGGGACAGGTGGGGCTACTTCTGGAGGCATTCCGCCCTCTGGAGGCATTCCGCCCTCTGGAGGCATTCCGCCCTCTGGAGGCATTCCGCCCTCTGGAGGCATAGGTGCTCCCCCTCCTCCCGCAGGTTGCTCTGCGGGAGGAGCATCTGGAGGCATCGCCCCAGCCTCTTGTTCTTGAGCAGCTAAAGCTTCCTGATCTACATTTTCATCTGATGAATACTCATCATCTGTATTGGCTGCTACAGTACTTTGTAAATTGGCAATAACATCTCCCATATCAGAAAGATCTTTAGCAATTCGTTTTAGATCAGGTTTGGGCTTTCCCAAATATTTGTTTGCTTTCCCCTTTTCTTTTTTTTCTGCTTCTAAAATCTGATCAAACCCTGCTTCACTAAAAACATCTTTGATATAATCATTTACATCAATGCCCTCAATACCACTTTTAGATTTTAGTTCTATTGCATTTTCGGAAAGGATCTCTTTAAGAATCGTACCTTTAGGAGCTAATCTAGAAAGAGCTTCTAAAATTACAACTTGTGTATTAATAAGACTTTTAAAGGAGACAGGATCTTGAAGATTTTGAATATTGATACCGTATTTTTCATTAAGATTTTCAATAAACATCCCTTTCACTTCTTTTTTATATTCAAAAATTCTAGATGCATATTTTTGAATATCCTTTTGAGAAACGCCAATGCCATCTGTCTTAGCTAAACAATTGGTAAAAGTTTCAAATAAAGATTTTTTAGAAGCTAACGCTATATAAGGGACTTCTTGAATAGCTTCAGAAAGAGCAGTGATTACTTTTTGATCATTTTCAAAAATCATATTAGATAATTTTTGGATAGATTTATTACTAGCCCAAACATAACTAAATTCTTTTTTCGACTCTATAAGCTCTTTCTTTACTAATTCTTGTTGACAAATCATTTCATAAATTGATTTAGACGTTCCTTCTTTTAGAATATAGCTTTTACCTTCTTCTAATTGTTCATAAGTTAGTTTTGGAAAATTAAATGCTTCTGAAACAGTATTTGATAAATTAACAGCATTCTTAATCTCAGGGACCTGTCTAATTTTTTCAAAGTTATCAGAAAGAAACTCCACTAATTGAGGAGTAATCTCTATAAGCTTTTGGAAAGATGTAGACTCCATAATTTTCTCTAGTGATTGAAGCTTATCAGCCTTTTGTTGAAGTTTAGCTTGAACCGAACTTAGTTTAAGACGATTATCCCATAAGCTTAGAACATCTGAAAAGTTACTATCCGCCGTAGAGTATTCTGCACTATGAATATTTTCTACAAATAAACTAATCTTTTCAGATACAAACTTATCAAAGACTTCGGGGTCTTTATAAACCTCTGCATCTTGAACTTGAATCTCCTTCAATACTACATCTTTATCAAGATTATATCGACCACTAATTACTTTAGCATTTTCTGTTAAGAAAGTTACAGTACTGTTTTTTCCGTCTACAGAAAATAAAGTAACATTTTCTCTGAGAGATCTACCTAAGCAATCCCCTAACTTCACTAACAAAGATATCTTTCTATCTCTTTCTTCAAAAAGTGTTGAAAACATTATTTAATTCTCCATTATTAATATATATACAAGCTATTTAGGAACTTTTTTTATTTTATCCTCTTGTTTTTCAATTATTCTAGAAAATACAAGTTTATCGTCCTCTTCTAAAAAGCCTTTACCTTGAATTTTATTTAAATTACTAATCACTGATTCTACTGCTGCGGTAGGAGGTACATTCTCAGCCCCCTCCTGTCCTCCAGCCTCCATTGGCCCAGGCCCACCCCCAGGAGGTGCTCCCCCCGCCGCTTCAGCCGCTTGAGCATCTTGTTCTTGCTGTTGCTCATTATCTTTTTCTATTTCTTCCCGCATCTTTTTGATATCTACTTCAGTCATATCATAATATTCTCTGTAGATCTCATCTTTAGAGAATAAACCTAACTGCTGAACAGCTTGAATTACTCTAGTTTTTTGTTCATCAAGATCTAATTTTCTCTTGGAAGACATATCAGAAGGCTCTGGAAGTTGAATTCTCAGTTTTCTGATTAATCCAGCAGGGTATCCCCGTAATTGAAGATGTCTTTTAGATAGATTCTCTAGACCAGCTTCAATATTAACTTGAACTCTATGAATAGTTCTAGCAAATTTAACATCTAATTGGGAGAGATTAGCTTTTCTTTCTGGGGATTGGTCTTTTTCTACAATATAGTCTTTGGGAATTTTAAGAGCAGCTAGGAGTTTATCTCTATAGTATTGAACATCCTCAATATCTCCTAGATTTTGTGCCCCTGGAAGAGTATCAATTTTAGTTCCTTTCCCATTCTTAGAGGGAACAAAGTAATCCTCATCACTACTCATGGGATTAAATCTAGCATCTACAGTCCCGTTGCTAGTATTGTAGTATTTTTCCTTTTTAAATTTCTCTTTAAGACGTTCAATGTACATCTCAGCCTTACTTGTAGGAAGATTACCCGTATCAACATAGAAAATTCTTCTCTCAGGTGCCCTGGTTAACCTATAAATTAGCATAGCATCTTCCATCATCTTCAATGATCGGAACACTCTATGGCATAGGGCAGCAATTGATTTTCCATATGGATAGAAAATAGGGTCAGACGTATGTAGCCTGAAATGGACAATTTGATTTTTGTCTAACTTAATATATCTTACAGGTTTATTTTCTAAAGACCCGTAATCATAACTTTCCCCATTTGGAATTTCTTGAAGAAAGCTTTTGAGATAACCAAATTCATTTTCTACTCGTAAAATAAAGTTAGGATTAAGGATTTTAATTTTTTTAATTCCTTCTTGTGGTTTATTTACATTTACAATAAGCTCTGTAAAACAGTCTCCATACTTAACTGTATTTCTGACTATATCCCAAATAAACTTATCTAATTTTATTTGGGAAAATAGATTTTCTATTTCATTAACAACCATTGCATTGTCAGATTTAATATTCCATCTTTCATTGCGGGGACCTTTTTGAGTGGAATCATCAGCATAAATATCAAAAGCTGCCCCAATTTCAGGATACTCATCCATCTCTTCGTATTCTTTATATCGTCTTCTGCGATTTAATTCTAATTGGGGAATAATAGGATTTCTCGATACTCCTCCAATTGCAGGACCATCATCTTTAATGATATCCTTAGTAAGTACAGTATCTCCTGTTACATGGGAAATTTGAGTATTATCAATAGCTTTAGCTGCCTCCGCTTGAGTTTTGGATGCAAAAAACTTAGCAAAGAACTTTCCTATTGGGCCTGTAGGAGTAAGCCATGCCCCTGATCTATTAGCGGTTCCACCAAACTCAGTATACCCTTCTTCTAAAGGTTTATTATTTTCTACTTCATCAGCCATCTTAGATCTTCTTGTGTAATTTCACCAGCAAATGTTTTTACTGGAGCCTTAAGTTGCTTGGAAGGCATTGGGGGGCTTTCTCTATGAGGAATTTTAGATACATGCTCTAGTGGAGTAGTATCTAATAAGTTTTTATAGCCATAGACAGATAGCGCAAGGCTCATGATTAAATCATCATGATATCCTTTTTCTGCTTCTACTCTTCCATGTTCATTAATAATAAATGTCATAAGCTCGTCACATGTTCTTGTTGAATTTATTTTAATTAAATCAGTTCTCAAAGCTTCCTCTAAGTCAGCTAAAAGAATATCTCTATTTTTTGCTGTTACCTGAAACCCTAAATCATTCTTTTCATCAGCCCATAAATTTTCATATTCATATATATTATAGAGCCAATCTATTAGATTATTTCCTATTGTATTCCGCTCACAAATAACGTAAGCTATATTATATAGCATAGCTTCTTGAGCAATTATTTGTGCAAAATCATTAATTGGAGTCCTATTAGAATAAAACTCTGCTACTTGTTGCCCATTGTAAAGATTTATAATATGAAATGCAGAGTAATCTCTATCCCTTCCTAGGGAAGTATCACATGCAATAAGATAAGAATAATAAGCTTGGGGCTCTTGCCACACCCGCATTTTATTATTATATTTTATATAATACTCCTCACTAGTTTGAGCCGCTAGTTGTCTTAGTATTTCCCCGTCTACAAAAGTATCTCCAGTACCTAGAAAAGAGCATTCATATTCTTGAAGCCATTGTTTCCCTGGCATATTGACTCTAGTAATTTCTTCCCAGTTATCTACATATAACTCTTTTTTCTCCATATCTTCATAAAGTTCAGAAAACCCCTTTTGTTTTTTATACTCGGGATGCTCTTGCCATCTAATATCAATAGGGTTAAAAGAATTTTCTCCAGTAGAAGCTTTTTGGTATACATCGTGATACCAGTTACCTATTCCATTTACTGTTGAAAGCACAAATGCTCTACCTCCTGTTGAAATAATAGGATAAACAGCAGCCCAAATACTATCAATATTTTCAATAAATGCTGCTTCATCAACAATAAGAAGTGATCCCGCTAAAGATCTTCCTGATTGTTTTCCTGATGGTCTAGATTTAATTACTGATTGAGTGTTTAACTTTAAAGTATGCTTATTATCTTCAGCTATCCCTGGCTTTAAAAAAGAAGGAAGCTCGTCATACATCAATTTTATTCTATCAAGAACTTCAGTAGATTCTGCATCACCTTTAGAAAGAATAACTACAGACTTATGTTTTTGAAAAAGAATCATCCATAAAGAATAAGCAGATGCAATAGTTGTACATCCTGCTTGTCTAAATTTTCTTAGAATATTAAATCTATTATTTTGTAAGGCATCAATAATACGTTCTTGAAAGGGATATAGATCAAAAGGTACTAATCCACGAATTGGGTGAACTACTTTTATGTAATTCCGAATAAAATAGACAGGATCCTCCTTACATCTTTTAAATTCTAATAATAATTCTTCTTTTGTCATTTATTATCGCTTTATCTATAGTATAATAGTGTTATGAAGTTACACGCTATTATTTGCACACGATCTAGGGAAGGTATTACTTCCGTAACTAATAATCTTATATCATATCTAGTTGAATGCGACATAAATATTCTTCTAGCTATAGATTCCCCCTCTATATTCACTGCATACAACAAAGCTTTTGAAAAAATTAACGAAAATCCAGAAGATATAGTCATTTTTTGCCATGACGACATTGAAATTAGGGACAAACCTATTGATTTTGTCCAAAATTTAAAAAATTCCCTTCAAAATGAAGGTACAGGCTTTGTTGGGCCTGCTGGAACCACTAATTTAGGGCATGATGCTATCTGGTGGGAGCAACAAGGGTGGCAGCAAGGCTTACATAAGGGGAAAGTTACCCATTTAGACCCTCAAGGGAAAGAATATCTCACTTTTTATGGAGAGCCAGGGGATGTAGTAGTACTAGATGGAGTATTTTTAGCTGCACAGGTCAAGACAATAGAAAAACTTGGCCTAGATAAGCCAGAATACTTCGAAGGAGAATGGGATTTCTACGATATTCACTATACTTCCAAGGCTTTCCTTGAAGGGTATACAAATAAAATCCTAGATATGGATATTGTACACCACTCAAGAGGAGAATTAGTAGGAAGAGACTCTTGGCATAAAAATCGAGAAGCTTTTATCTCAAAGACAAAGCTTCCCTTAGTTTTATAAAGCTTCTATAAGTTGAGTAATCCAATCTTCCACTACCAAAGAGTACAGAAGATAAAGAATTAATACTCTAGAGCCTACTCTGAAAGCCCATTCAGAGATAGTAAAAACCTCATCAAAGGCCACAGTAATTAGTTTGGTACTCCTATCAAAAACTGTATTAACAATTTTTGATACGCTATCCCTTAATTTAACTAACATTACTTTTGGGTTCTACTAAAAAGACCTTTTTTCTTTTTGGGCTTTGGCTTTGGGGCTACTACTACAGGAGTAGTAACTTCTTCTACTGCTTCAATATCTGCTCCCCACTTCTTTAAATAACGCTTTATTTGTCGTGCTAG